TAGATTAAGGAGTGACTTTTTATGCTGAATCAATCTGCAGACCCAGTAGTGTTTACGAGCTGGAGTCTTAAGTGACATCTCTTTGATATTAAACTCATCGATATGTAGCTCAGTCTCAATCTCTTTACTATATCTTTCAATTATTTCCGCATTCACATCCTTATTATACATGTATTTATACGGCTTGCAACTACTAACTAGTGATATAACATAGAAAGCCTAAGACGTAATACATAAATAAATATTAATATGAGGGATACACAGAGATTATTTGAACGTACAATAGATAAGCTACTCAAAGGGGTGGAAGATATTGATTATGATGAAAATGAACTTAAAATGGGTATTGAGGTAGAGTTAGAACATACTGATGATAAAGATGTTGCAACAACTATAGCCAAACAGCATCTCGCTGAAGATCCTGCATATTATAGTAAGCTTAAGACAATTCATGACGAGGATGAAGGTAATACAGTAGGTGGAGGTGCTCTTGGACCAGCAGCTGCAGTAGGTCATTCACAATCAGGCGATTGGTACGCTCCCGGCGATGCTAGAGTACCTCAGATATTAGGCGGCATTCAGACTCGGCGCGGGACGATTGGCCGGAAACGTAGAAAAAAGAAAAAGAAAAAGTAAGTACATGTGATGGAAACAGGTCACTGGACAATACATGGCACGATACCTGCGGATGCTTTCGGTTTTATATATGAAATTACTAATACAGTAAATCAAAGGAAGTATATAGGTAAAAAACAGATGGTAAAGCGTATTAAACGAGCACCACTCAAAGGTAAGAAGCGTAAAAGAATTGATTTTGTAGAGAGTGATTGGAAGTCCTATACAGGCTCTTCAGATAGACTTAATGCTGATATTGAAGAGCTTGGTAAGGAGACTTTTACATTCCAAATTTTAAGATTTTGTGGTAGTAAATTTGAACTAAGTTATTTTGAATCTAAGATGCAATTTGAACGTGATGTTTTATTAAGTGAAGATTATTATAATGGTATTATAAACTGTAGAATAGGTAGACCACCTAAAGCTCTAAAGGAACAGTATTATAATAAGGTTAATGAATAATGTAGATCTAGGAATATACAATATAAACCTTATTAACTGTAATGAGGTTTTTAAAAAGGCTAGTGATAGTATTGTAGATGACTTATACAAGTTTGATTTACTTCAGAAATCTCTGAATAATACTACTGTAAGACGCCTATTCCTACATTACACTATACTCCATTTATGTGAAGCTATCCTAAAGAGTAAGTCTAACAAGAAAAATATTCTATTCTTTAATAATACACAGCTAAATGATGTTTCGTTAGCTAAATTTCACAATGAAAGCGATATTATTAAGTCTATATGCAGCGTCCTTAGGAAAGTTAAGGTTATGCTACCAGTAAAAGTATACATTAGTAGATATAGTCTGGATTACTTCCATCATCTACTCGAATCTAACCAAGGTAAAGGTTATTTACTACTAAATGAGGTAAGAAGTACTGCAGATCATGATAATACACGATTTACTTTTAGTAAAATTAAGCAATACACTAAAAAATACGGATTAACTTGGCTTAATGAAGAGTACTTTAATAGACTATCAACTAAGTTTCTTCTAATTAAATAAATAATAACATGGATAATTATACCCAACTTGCAAATAAAATTCTCAACGAGAGTATGGATAGCTCGAGACTTAGCAGTGATACAGCATTAAGAGATGAAATGATCGCACTAGATGATGAACTTTTCAGTGCTGTAGACGCAGGAGATAAAGCGGCTCATGAAAAGGCGCTTAATAGATATGAAGCTCTAAGAACTCAAGCCATCGACAAGTTTGGGATAGACGGCCCTATCCATCTTATCGATCCAGATCTGCACGGCGCACATTCGGATGATTATAAGGATGAAAACGGCGTTAGACCACACAATGTTACATTCCGTGACGCTGTAGAATTTTATCCGTCCGGTGCATATGGTAAAATAGTTGATGGTAAGTTTATTGCCCCGCCTGTAAAGAGTTATATTGAAGATAATGAATCTCCATCAACCGGACTACAAGCTATCTTGCAGAAATATCCAAGTGAAGTAGAGGATCTCAAAAATAGTGGAGAGTTTGCTGATGAGCTGTATGATGAGCTATTTGAATTTTATCTTGATAGTGGTGAGATGCCTTATGGTGTAGCAAAAGCTAGAACAGGGGATCCATATGAGTGGGTACATGCTAAATTAGATGAGTTGGGTGTGTTTAATGATGCCGAGCACGTTGAAGATAATCAAAATGCTATAACTGCTGATGATTTAAAAACTCTAGAGACTGTCAAAGCACTAGCAGGCGGTAAAGCAGATGGAGGCCTTTTTAGCAATCCTGAAAAACAAATACAACAAGCGTATGGTAAGATGCTTACCAAGATATCCAAGCAAATGAAAAACGTAGCTAAGAAGATGTAATTATGAATAAGTTTTTAAGAAGAATATACGAACTCGATTTGATCAATGAAGAAGATCAAGCACCACCTCCTCCAGGTGTTGCTGATGTCAATGACGTAACGCCTCAAGAGATTGATGATGCTCCTGAAGTAGAAGCTGAGGTTGGTACGTTATCTCCAGAGAGTGAGGTAATGTACGTTAGATTACTAAAGAAGGCTCTAGTTGTAGATCTTGACCCTGAGGATATTGACAATATTAATAGCTTAGCGGAGGTTAACGAAGAAAATGCTAAGCAGGTGCTAGGAGATATCCTTAGAATTATAAAGAGTTACTCAACTGAAATCGATATAGAAATTTAAATATGAGCTGGAAATCATTAACACAAGTATACTTACAAGAGGCTGCCTTAAAGAACGTTACTAAACTAACACGGCAACAACTAGTCGGTGAGGATGTCTCAATATACGCTAAAGAAAACGATAAAACAGAGCATATAGGTGACGTGAGTAGAGAGTACTATGATAGTGTTCTCAAAAATAGAGTTGAGCTAGGTTCGCATGAAAATGTTAGCTTACGTAAGGTAGTAGAGCAGCGTTTAGATAAATGTAACGGTAATATTGATAACAATGCTGACATATGGCAAAATTATATGTTAGAAGGTGCTTTCGATATGTCAGCTGATAATTTTGATAGTAGTGAAGACTATTTACTATCTCTGGTTGAGCAGAGTACACCGTTTTACCTAACTGATTTTATAAAAGCCAACTGGCCTGCTGCAGATGTAGTAAACAAATACTATAAATCTGCATTTACCAGTATGCCACAAGCTCCAGTTTTTGGCAGCCCGGGCGCAGGTGAATTATACTTAGCTTATTTTGCAAATGGCAGTAAGCCTAAGAAAGGTGATTTGAGTGTAGGCGGAGTTGAAATTGAACTTAAAGGGCCAGGTGGTCGTATTTTTAAGACACCAAAAATAGTTAATGATTTTAGCGACCTGCAGAAAGATTATAAAGATGAAGATGAATTATTAGATAATATTACTGAATATATTGCTAAACTATCACAAACTGCGCCACATAAATCATTGATTCGCGAAATGGTAGCATTATTTAAAGAATCAATGATTGAAGAGCATGCCTACTTCAGAGAACGCGGAAAGATGAGACCAGGTAACGAGCTCGTCTATATAGGGGGTTTAGCTCAATTATATGCATATAAGCAAGTACAGGGATTTGACATCTTTATGTCCTTCTCCACACAAAAAGATGGTAGAATACTCTTCAAGCCAGTAAATATGAAGAGTATCAATAATCTAGTAGGGCTGCATAAGCTAATTACAAGAGACGCATTCTATAAATTTGGTGTTAACCGGGATGGTTCCGGATGGTCACTAGATAGAACTCAATTAAAATGAAAACATTTAAACAATATTATAATACTATTCTCAATGAAGGTGGTGCAGCGGGTCATATGGCTCATCCATTTGACCTACCTCAAGTTAAGACAGGTAAGGATTTAGTGAGCTTCTTCGATAGAGCTGTTAGTTCTATTAAGACAAACCCGCCTTCTGTTAAGATTGACGGTGTGAATGCTAGTTTTAGACTCATTGATACACCTGAAGGTAAGGAATTCGCACTCGACAGAGGTAGTATGAAGCCTCTAGACCTTGAAGGTATCACAATCGATAAGCTTGTAGCTAGATTCGGCGAGGGACATGGAATGGTTAATGCAGGCCGTACACTATTGACCATTATGAATGAGTCTATAGATGAAATTACACCCGAACTTAAGCAATTAGGTATGTGGGATAATGCAAATAGATTTTTTAATACAGAGTTCGTGCAAGGTACTACTAATGTACTACAGTATGATAATGATTTCCTCGCGATCCATGGTATTAACGAGTTCTATCAAGCGACTCCTAAGAGAAGAGCCAGTAAAGAGGTTGAGTACAATCCAAAGGTACTTGATTCACTTATTGAAAAGCTTGATAAGACTGCAGCAGAATATAATTTTAAAGTATATGGTAGTGTACCTGCCACTTTAACTAAGCAGCCTAACTACGCACACGTGCTTAGTAAGAACTTTAACGTTAATGTAGGTACAGAAAGAATTTCAAAGCCCTTGCGCGATTATTTAAATGATGCTAATAACCCATTCGGGGATAAGATCACATTACAGGATGGTAAAAAGGTAGGAGCTCTTAGTAAGTTCGTCTATCTACAGATTCTTAACGGTGTACCACTCGATACATTTATAAAAGATGAAGCTGATCACCAAAAGGCTATTGATGGAGCGGCAATATACCACGCTACTAGACTTTTAGGTGACGAGCTGCTAACAACCTTAACATCCGACATGGGTGACGTTAAGTACCACGAAGGTATTGTTATAAGAGACCCAAAATTTCATAGCTCACCAGTCAAGGTTACCGGTGAATTCATTATTGGCGGTATGTCATCACAGTTTAGAAAAGAAGATGAAGAAGTGACGCCTTACTATTCTAATTACGTCACGGAACCACCAGTCAGAGGAGATTTCTTCGGTAGAGGTCGCTTTAAACAAAGTGTTGATGCAATAGGAGAGAGCTTTGATGCTGTCTACAACAGTATAATGCTAAGAGAGTTTGAAGAGCCTGACAATGAGCGCGTTGTTGTTATATACCCCGGTAGATTTCATCCGTTTCATAAGGGTCATTCATCAATATACAATAAATTGACGCAAAAATTTCCTTATGCCGACGTATATATTACTACTTCTGGTAAAACTGATGAAGATACATCACCATTTACGTTTGACGAAAAGAAAGAGATGATGATATCAGCTGGTGTCGATGCTGATAAGATCGTTCAAGTAGCATCTCCTTATATTGCTAAAGAGATAACTGAAAGATATGATGGAGATAATACTAAAATCATCTACGTAGTATCTCAGAAAGATATGGAGGGTTCATCAGCTAGATTCAAATTTGGTACTAAGCGAGACGGTACACCTAGCTACTTTCAACCTTTTGAGAGTGTGGGTGAGAGCGAGTATATGTCAAAGCACGGCTATGTTGATGTACTACCGACTATGGACTTCAAGATTAACGATAGAAGCGTAAGAAGTGCTTCAGAAATCAGAGATATGTATAAGAATGCTGATGATAGTCAAAGAGAAGATCTTATCCATAGTTTATACGGTTCTAAGGACCGGAAGATAAAGAATATCTTTGATAATAAGCTAGTTTAAATTTTTTCTATTGAAGCAATGTTTGCGTAATATGGTGTATTACTTAACACTACTTTGACTTCATCACCGGGCTTGAAGTCTTTACTGAGCTTAGGATCAAAACCAAACTCATCTTTCATTCCCCATTTGGTTTTAGCATCGTGACCCTTAAAAGTCATAACCCATACTTTACCAAATCTACCAGGTGATCTTTGAGTTTGGTAAACATCGGAAATTGTAAGGTCTAGTTCTTCTCCGATATTATTCGCGAGAACATCATCATAAATAACAGCACTGCTCTCTTCAAAATATTGTTTAAATTTTATCATATAACTAAGCTCCTTCGAATCCTGTATCTCTAGCGGCGGGGTCTTCACTGATATCATCGAACTTCAAAGTCCTGATACCTCCATCTTCATCCTCTGCATCTTCTACTTGCTCATGATTATCCTGATAATCGAGGTGGTGGAATACTGAAGAGAGATAATCTGATGCCTTTGTAATTTTTGCTGCGACCCAACCATCTAGAGAGTCTACATTGGCTATATGGTCGAATAACTTCGATGAATATTCAGCGGCTTTAAGTAGGTCAGCTCTCGCCATATCAACCTCACCATCATAATCATCCTGGTCGTGGTCGTGATCACAGTCATCATCTATCTCACCAGCTTGTATATATACTGTCTCATCTTCAGCAACACCACGAACATTTGGTATATGACGTACACGTGAATGGGGTGTAGTACTACCAATTGATGTTACTCTAATCATAGAGGGTGTACCGTGACCTAGACCAAGATCGTCCTCTTCAGGAATCTCTTCATCATCATTAGGATTGACATAAGTCGGATCTGACCTAAACTTCGGACCACCTCTACCATCTGAATCTGCATCTCCTTTACGGAGATGACCGCCCTTTGTATAGTGTTTACCTTTTGGAGCTTCTTTTGCTTCCATGTACGCCTCATATATGAGTTCAGATTCTACCTTAGCCATAATAATATTTATACTATGTATTAAATAATTATATGGAATTTGATAAGTTATATAACCAGCTCATGGAATCCTTACAAGAGGATGCAAAGAAGTGTTGGAACGGGTATGAAAAGGTTCCCGGTATTCCGCGTAGTAAGCAAGGCTCATGCAAGAAAAAAACTGAAGGTGAAGAAGTACCTGAAGAAGATGCTGAGTATAGAGGCAGGAAGGTAACTCTTAATAAGCCCACCAGAGGTGATGTTAAGAAGTTTAAAGTATATGTAAAGGATCCTAAGACTGGTAACGTTAAGAAGGTTAATTTCGGACATGGTGGCACGTCTGCTAAGAAGAGAGGTGAGAAGACAATGAAGATTCGTAAGAGTAATCCAAAGGCTCGTAAATCTTTTAGAGCTAGACACAAGTGTGATCAAAAAAAAGATAGAACCACTGCAGGTTACTGGTCATGTAAGAAGTGGTAATAGAGTATAAAGCTATATATTAAATAATTCTACGATGAGTATTAAGACAACCATAAATACCCCAGAAAATACTCTCAACTACATGAAGTATGTTGAGATTGAGAATGATTCTCGATACCCAGCAGTTACTGGTGGTCAAGGTCAAGATGTCTTCAATAAGGCTGCAATTTTAGTGCAGCAGGTTGATCCGTTTAATACTGGTGTTGGTAGTGGTACAGGTGATCAGGGGTACATTGAAAAGTTTGGTGCTAATTTAAATGTAGGTGCAGATTTAGAAACGATCTGGAAGATGGCGGGTTATATGTGTATTTAACTACTGCATCTACTGTATCGGCTGTGAGTGATGAGGCAGTAGATGCATTAAATGGTACCGGTGCTAGGACTATTACGCTTGAAGGCTTGGATGCAGACTTTAATGTCATAACCGAAACCATATCTATGAATCCTACTAACGGCACTAACGGTGGTGCTGAATCTATTAATGAGTTTCTAAGGATATATAGAGCTGCAGTCGTGACGACCGGTTCAGCTAACATTAATGCAGGTAATATACAAATTTTAGCTGGTCCGACGGACGTTATTAGTATAGGTACTCATGGCACTGGAGCAAATAAAGAGGGGTTCGGTCAGTCTCAGACTAGCGTATATACTGTACCTGCGGGTAAAACAGGGTACTTGACCCAGTGGTCAGTTGGTGCTAGTGTATATAACTCAAGCGTGCAGGCATTTTTGAAGGTGAGTGAGGGTGATAGCAATGCAATCTTAAGAACAAGAGATGTAATGTTTTTAAGTAATTATTCGATAAAGGAATATAAAGTACCTCTACGTATACCCGAGAAGTCTAACGTAGAGGTTAGAGCTTACAACGACGCAACGGGCGTACCGGTATCGACTTCATATAATATAATCTTAGTAGATAATTAGGTTAGTTGTGAAAAAGAAGGAAGTAAATAAATAATGATATGAGCGGAGTTGTACCAAGAACAGGCCAAGTAAGTATGGTATGTATTAATACGGTAAGAAGGTGTAGGACCAATCAGCAAGGACGTAGTATCACTAATGGAAATACTTACTTTAGTGGTAGTCAAAACTTCTATAGAAACCAGGCTGCAATGCGCGGTTTTAATGGTGAGGACGAGGGTTTAAAACTGTCTGAATTCAGAGGTGCTCAAATCATAACAGCTTGTATACGCTCGTTTCCTGAAAGTAACGGAGGTAGGTACGGTACTATCAATGATGGTAGGATTCAGGCGTGTATTAGACCTAATACTATCAATACAAACGGTGGTAATAGGTATTATGGTTACCGGATCAATGGCTCTGGTGCGTTTCAAATATGTACAAACAATAATTTTAAGACGTGGACTGGTCTCGAGGGGGGTGGTACTGGTATCTGTAATGTTGATGCAGGCGGTTCATTTAGAGACTATTATGTCGAGCTGAAAGATAATACACTCGGCGCGAATATTAGACGAAGTGTTCGCCTTTATTATGGTAGTGGAGAGTCGCTATACAGTTGCGTACAGAATGTAGATAATCTTAACGTCTAGTAAAGTGACTTTATATTGATATTCTAGGCAGCGTCGCTAAATAAACGTATGCAATTTGAATGGGTATTACAGGAGGTAAGCAAGCGCTTTTTATATACTATAAATTACACGGATGATTCCGGTGAACGGTTATACGCGTTAGTAACAACATCACCTGATATAGCCCCGGAAGAAGTGGTGTCTGAAGTGCACGGCATTACAGAAGTTAAGGAGTTCGTTTTTTGGGATTTGTTTAGGGAAAAAATATTACGCCTGCCTACTGCGGAAGGCGATATTAGTTTCACTTTCCATAATTTGCACCTATTACCTGGTGATGATGTCGAAGAGCTTCTAAACATCGCGGATCAGCAGATCATAGATGAATATAATAAAGAAATTATTAATATACACAATAAGCGACGCCAGGCCATTATAGACATACAAGCTGAATTAAGTGATGAGTATAATATGGTATTTACAGAAGAAGATACAATGTGTTATATAAATCTTGTTAATACACACTTATTTGCAGAGTCTGAGCCAGGTAGACATGCATATCTAATTAAGTTGTGTATGCTACTCAAAAGCACACCCTATAAACTCATAAGAGGGCCAGTAGTGGGGCATGATTTTGATAGAGCTAAAGATCAGTGGTTATTAGTAATTAAGAGTTATATTGAAAAAGCTAAAAACGAGCTAGACCTCGAAGCGGTATCATTAGATAAAGAGGGTGATACATACGAGCTAGATCTAG